CTTCCAAATGCTGTTCCATGCTTGGCGACCTGAAAACTCACTCATACGACGAATGCCTGTTTTACCTGCTAGCTCAAGTGCAATTTCTTCAATGCGGTTTTTAGGTTTAGAGCGAGAGCCAATCAAGCGGGAAAAGGCGCTGTCACGTTCAACGGTGTCAACTTGAACTTTTGGTTCATTCCTTGGCTCTTGGCTACGGACAGTGAGTTCATCAAAGTGTTTACGTAATTTTCGAGGACTTAAAATATTTTTGTGCCAGAATGAATCTTTGTTAGCCCAATCGAACAAGGCACAAATTTGCTCATGGGTACGCCCATCGATTTGGCGCATCAGTCGGATATCGTTCGCCCAGTCATACCAAGTAGGCTCTAACGCGGATGGATTCAGTTTTTTAACACGACCAAACATCCATTTCGCCGTTTTTAGATCACCTTCATCGCCCCATTTTTGACCGTTAGCGCTGTAAATCACTGCTTCAGGATAACGAGTTAAAAAATCATTTTTCGGCTGATCGCTGGATTCGCCAGAATTCTGCGACAAAGAATGATTTATTGATGGATCATATTTTGAAGTTACTGATGGATCGCCCTCAGGAGCTGACGGGTCAAAAACGACCTTTTTACTGGATTTTGATGGAACAGAATTTGATGCAACAAATTTTGATGGGTCGGATTCTGATGCATCAGATTTTGACACGTCAGATTTTGTTGGTTGAGAAAGCCCTTTCTTTGCCGCTTGGTATAGCTTCACTACATTTAACTGATAAATATTGCTTGCATTACGATTCCCTTTTCTACGTTTTTCACTGGTTAACCACCCCTCTTTTTCCAGCTGTTTTATTGCTGTGCGTACTGTACTTTCTCCCGCACCGATTTGGCGAGCAATAGTCAGAATAGAAGGCCAACAAATGCCTTCATCATTAGAAAAATCAGCTAATCTGGCCATGATAGCAACTGATGTGAGTTTTAAACCTGCATGGGCGCAACCATCCCAAACATAACTAGATAATTTAACACTCATATGAGACCTCCCTTAACTAGGGTATATTTCTCTCTAAATTTTTTAACTGGCTCACATTGGGGATCATCACAACCATCGAGCATAAAAATAACGCGCTGTTTTTTTCGGTTATAAAGAACAACATGAACAACGATCCCCCGATGATTTTTGTAGTAGCGATCAAGTTGGTTTGGGTTCTCATTGCCCCACTCTCCACTTGAAAAATAAAAATCAGCCAATGCCTTTTTAAGGGACTGTCTATCTACCAGACCTATTTTTTGTTGGTAGTTGTTTAGTTGTTCGTCAGAGGCTATGATTTCCACATAGCGAAATGACTGACGACCTGAGACAGGTAAACAACGAAATTGCTTTTTAGGTACTAAATGCGCTAATCTACTCATGCTAATTTCTCTTCACACAATTGAAATTTGCAAACCGAAGCCGGAGGCCGTACACCTTTGGCTTCACCCTTTCTGGATATAGCCATCTTTAATTTCTCTTTTGATATAACGAAACAAACGCATTCATAAATGTGCGGATCTGCGAAATTAATCCATCCAACATCATTTTTATTTTCTGCTCTTCTTCGTTATCAATAACACCATCAGCCAAACTATTTTTCATCAGTAACGCTAAATGCCCTTGCATTTCATCAACATTGCTGCGTAATGTGAATAACTCGGTTGTGTCTAGTTCAACTGGATTGACTCTATCCACTAACAAGCGATTGGATTCACGAGCAACAAACTCAGCAAACAAAACGGTTTTAGAAATATCTTGCATCGCTAACAACTCATTTAAATCAAATGAACGACAACCGTTTTTCTCATAAAGCTTGTTGTTGAATGATGTTAAAGACAGACCGAGCGCACCAGCCATTGCTTCACGTCCACCAGCTGTCGCCTCACACATCGCTTTCACTACCTGTTTTATTGATTGACAACTCATTTCCTACCACCATTGATAGATTCTTGTAGTTAACTGCTTTAAACGGTTTTGCTATTGTTTATTTCAATAAAGTAAGTATAAAAATCATTGTTGAGTTCCCCGTAAATAAGACCAATCAACATCAGGCCTTAGTTCTTCACATCGAACCACTCCTGAAGTTGCTTTTTCTATTTCAGGGCAACGTCGTGCTGGAATTTTTCGAGTTCCATTGATCCATTGATTTACTGTAGGCGGTGAAATACCCAAGCGTTTAGCCATTTCAGACTGCCCACCGACATAATTACATGCTTTTTTTATTGCTGTTGTGGCACTTATTTGATCCATTATTCAATTACCTCCGGCCTATATTGAAATATAATATTAGGCTAAGCCTAACATCAAATCAATAGGAATTGCCTACACAATATAAAGATAAGATAATTAGGCTATGCTTAATGGTAAAGATTTAGGCCGTGCAATAGAGCAGGCAATTAATAAAAAACTATCATCAGGATCAGTTAAATCAAAGACTGAGATTGCTCGACATTTCAATGTAAAGCTACCATCTATTTATGATTGGATAAAAAAAGGTTCCATTTCAAAAGATAAGCTACCTGAATTATGGAGTTATTTTTCTGATGTTGTTGGACCTGAACATTGGGGCTTAAAGGAGTTTCACCTCCCAGTAAATAAAGCTGAATCAAGATGTACACATGATGAACATCAACTTAATAGCCTTATTCATGCTTATATGTCAGCTTCGGCAGAAAGAAAAGAAATAATAAAATATCTTTTGCTGCAAAATAATACAAAAGAACCTTCTTGGGTTAATAGTGATACTAGGGCATACATTATAACTTTAGAACGACAAGCCTCTGAATGGTTAAATAACAATAAAAGCAATAAAAAATCCTCAAAGCGTCCAGCTTAAACTCATTTGGTCTGATGGAAACTTGTTAAGCTAGGCCTTTCCTAATTATCTACTCAATTGATTTTGATATAAAAAATAATCATCGTCTAATTTCACTCAATTTATTAGGCATAGCCTATTGACTAAAGATTAGGCTTCACCTAATATCATTTATAACAATAAGCTAAATTTTTATATGTGAAGGAAAAGTAAATGATAACTGAACCAGTAATCATACTTCCAGTAAGTTTCACTGATGAAGATATTGCAAACTAGATGCTGAAATAGACGAGTACAGAATCAAAAGTGCTATTCAAACACAAAATAAATGATTTTTTATGTGTGAAGAGAATCAATTGTGTGGAGGGAAATTAGCGTGAGTAATATTACTAATGAAAAACAAAACATCAAAATCTATGCCTTAGTCTTTCATAAGAACGCGCTAACTCTGTCAACCGACAATATTCATGAAGACTTTTGGTTAGAGCTACACGAAACCATCGGTTGGATTAAATTTGTAAAACATAGTGAAGAATCTGAGTTTGTTAAGAACGGAGCACTGTTTGTAGCCACTGAACTGCGTCCGGTATCTGATTCAGTCCCTTACCCAATAGTTGAAGCACAATGTGTTTTGTGGCGTCAGCGGGAAGCTCTTTTAAGTGCTGCAGATACCCTCTCCTTTCTTCTGGGTCAGAAACGAGGAACAATGACTGATTGAGTCTTTAACCATTAACGGGGGTGTAGTGATAATATTCTGCTCAGTCAGCCATTTTTATCAAATCTAACAATAAGTAAGGGTACTGGCATTCTTTGTGAAATGTCATATCAGGATTATATCAACTCGCTAGTACCCTTTCTTATTGTGTGAAGTGATAACGTGAGGTTATAGAAATGAGCCAAGAAGATCGTAAGACAAATGTCCCTGACTTTCTTTCTGAATTGGACGCTGGCGTTTTTGAAAATAAAGTCTCTGCTGTTTTAAATGATGTGGCTTTAGGCGTTTTAAATAATGGTGGAAAAGGCAAAGTCACTATTGAATTAGATTTTGCTCGCCTTAGTAATTCAATGGAAGAAAAACGAGTTGAAATAACTCATAAGCTTAAATTCTCTGCACCAACACCTAGAGGAAAACGGACTGAGGAAGATACCACCAAAACACCTATGTACGTGGGTAAAGGCGGCAAGTTGACCATTATGCAAGAAGATCAAGGTCAATTATTTTCTTTACAAGGTCAGCCCGATGGTAAATTAAAAGCCATTAATTAGTTTTCTTATTTTTAATTAAACCTATCCATTTAATTTAATACTTTTAAATAAGTAGGAGTCTACTCATGTCTCAATTAGACGGTAATGCTATTTCGCAAATTCAAGATATGACCGCGGCTTCATTAAGCCTCGAAGCAATAGAAAAATCTCTTTGTCCAGCGATTGTGCTTCCGAATGACTTTAAAGTAAGTAGTTTAGAAAATTTACAAGAAGGCCGTTTCCGTTTTCGCGGGGAAATGAAAACAACCAGTATAAGCGACTTTGTTAAATACTCAATCAAGAATGCAATTGATGAAGGTGTTAGCTGCTTTATTGATGCCGATGAAATGAGTGCCGAAACTATTTTTAATCTCGGCACAATAGGTAAAGCAGGTCATGCTGATAACACTGCTATTGTGAAATTAAAACAAACCGCCCCATTCACAGCATTATTAAAAATGGATGGTGTTAAATATCGTCAAAAACAATTAGCCGAGTGGTTAGAAGATTGGCACGATTATTTAATGGCATTTGATGCTGACGGTAATGTTTTAGATATCAAACAAGCTATTTCTGCTGTTCGTCGTATTACGATTGAATCAACACGCTCTGCTGAACATGAAGATGCTGATTTTAGTGCTAAACGCTCAGTGTTAGAAAATGTTGAAGCAAGAAGCAAAGACATTATGCCTGCTACATTCCAGTTTACTTGTACTCCTTATGACGAATTAAAAGAACGTAGCATTAAATTACGTTATAGCGTACTCACTGGTGATGATATTCCGGTTTTAGTTCTTCGAATCATTCAACTTGAAAAACTTGAAGAACAAATCGCTCAAGAGTTTCGAGATATGCTTTGCAATGAATTCGATGAAAGCAAAATCGAAACATTCATTGGTAAATTTTCAGCGTAATTAATCGCACAAATGCCACTAACTTGGTGGCATTTGTAAATTGTGTGGAGAGAATAATGTCTTATATTGCAACAGCAACAAATAAACATTTCTATTATCTCGATGTACGGATCGAAGATATAGACATTCAAGATATTGCGACAGGTTTAGCTAATGAGTGTCGCTTTAATGGACAGATTGATAATTTCTATTCTGTTGCTCAGCATTCTGTATATGCAAGTTATTTAGTTGCACCTGAATTTGCTTTAGAGGCCCTACTTCATGATGCCAGTGAAGCTTATGTCAAAGACCTACCGTCACCACTTAAAAAGTTATTGCCTGAATATAAATTAATTGAATTGCGTGTGGAAAAAATGATCCGCAAAAAGTTTGGGTTACCTGAAAATATATCTGATGAAGTCCATTTTGCAGACCTAGTGATGTTAGCCACAGAAAAGCGTGATTTAGACATTGATGCAGGTAGTAACTGGTTAATGCTTGAAGGTATTCCAGCTAGCGATTTTGCTGTCACCCCGCTACCCCCTCGACAAGCAAAATCCCTATTCTTACGCCGTTTTAATGAACTTTATAAAGAGAAAAAGGGCTAATAACCACCAGCATTGACTAATATCTATTTAAACTGTGTACGGACAGTGTGGAGAGAAAAATATGCAAATGTTGACTTTAGAGGAGTGGGCGCAAGAAAGATATAAAAGTCGTCCACCAAAGTTAGGAACGCTACAACGATATGCTCGTGGTGGCCTGTTCTACCCACCAGCAAGGAAAGAAGGTGGCATTTGGCGCGTGAGAGAAGATGCTGACCTTGTCGGTAATTTGACATCACCGGTTATCAATAACAACGATAACCCTATTTTACAAAGGATCCTCAAAGATGGCTGCCAGACCTCGTAAGAATAACGTCAATATTCCTAACCTTTATCCATTACTTAGTCGTAAAGCCAGCAAGGTTTATTGGCGTTACCGCCATCCTGTAACAGGTAAATATCATGCCCTCGGTGACAATGAAGCCGAGGCCAAAGCAATAGCCATTGAAGCTAATACAAGGTTAGCAGAACAACGAAGCCGGCAAGTTATGGCTATTAGTGATCGGGTGGCAAAAATTAAAGGTAAAGAAATCACGGTTAATACTTGGTTAGATAAATACTGGGCTATTCAAGAAGAACGTTTAAAAGAAGGTGATATAAAGCCAAATACATATAAACAAAAAAGGAAGCCAGTCGATTTAATGAGGCAAGCCTTATCCATGAAACCATTACCAGCTGTTGATGCCAGAGATATTGCTGAAATTCTTGATGAGTATAAATCTAATGGCCAGCACAGAATGGCACAAGTTATTCGTTCTGTTTTAATTGATGTATTTAAAGAAGCACAACATGCAGGTGAAGTTCCTCCTGGTTATAACCCTGCCCTCGCCACTAAACAACCGAAACGAAAAGTAACTCGCCAACGCCTTAATTTTGATGAATGGAAAAAGATATTTGAGATTGCTGACAAACAACATCGTTATATGGGCAATGCCATGTTGCTTGCACTTATTACAGGCCAACGATTAGGTGATATCTCGGCAATGAAGTTTAGTGATATTTGGGATGATCATTTACATATTATCCAAGAAAAAACTGGCACCAAATTAGCTATTCCATTATCACTACGTTCTGAACAATTAAATATGTCATTACGTGAAGTTGTTGCTCGTTGTCGTGATCGCGTTATTAGCCCTTATCTTATTCATTATTTTCATACCACTTCACAATCTAAACGTGGTGATCAAGTTACTGCAAATACGCTAACGACTAACTTTAAAAAGGCGAGAAATAAAACGGATATTGATTGGGGAGAAGGAACGCCTGCAACATTTCATGAACAGCGTTCTTTATCTGAAAGGCTATATAGAGCACAAGGTATAAACACTAAAGATTTGCTGGGTCATAAAAACCAACAGCAAACCGATAGATATCATGATGATAGAGGAAAAGATTGGCTATTAATCAAAGTCTAATCATAATTAACTGAGCCAGTTGCTGATTGAACCTGAAATTCTCTGAGCCCATATCTTCCTAAAATTATAGGTGCAGACATAATTACTTGAAAATTAATGGACTGACCAGGTACACTTGATTCATTCCGATGATAACCGCTCATCTTACCATATACTGTCACCAACACCTCTTGATCATTTATCTGGGTCAGTTCTGATTTATAAATATCTATATCTTCAAATATTGTATCTGTTTCGGCCATAACACCAGAAAGATCCTCATTTTGTAAAAGATCAAACCTATTAATATCTAGTTCTTCAAAAACTATATTCGCTAAATCATCTACAGAAACTAACTCATACGGTAATTCATCAAATAAAATTTGCAAATATTCAAAAATACTATCACTAGATATAGTTTCCTTATTTAGGTTACTATTTTCAATCACCATTTCTAACTCATTAATTATATTGACATTATTAAAATACACATATTTTAATTTACTAATTACATTATTATTAAATTTTTCGTTAGAAATTAACTCTCCAAAATTCTCATATCCAAAAATCATGCTGACTATTTCACCATAACAGTCAAATGGTAATATTATTTCATCTTCTTCAATAATTATTGAAAGTTTTTTTATTAATGAATATGCAGAAGGAAAACGCTCGCTTGCAATTGCAGATTGATTTCTAGTACTTATGATTTCAAATTTTTCTTTATCAATTATTTGCTTTTGCACTTTTACTTGGGTGTTTATCTGTGATTGTAAAGCTTCATCCCTTACAACCTGAGCTTTTGCTTTTGATATTTCTATTGCATTTTTAAAAATTTCAGTTCGGATAGCTAATTGCTCTGTTTTAAACTTTTCATTATCAATATCTATTTTAACTAATTCAGATAAATAATCTTTATCTGGATTAGATTTTAATCTTATTTTATTAAGTTCTAATTGTTCATTTACTTTTTTTATTTCAATATCAATAGCCTGTTTAAATAATAAGCTAGTAGCTCTTAATTGTAATTTTTTAACGAAAAAAGAAACCCACGGAAAAGCAAAAAGATAAAGTATAGTTATTATTATTGGTGAAACTATAACAAGAATGTAATTATTTAAAATATCAGCACCTAAATATGAATGAAATCTATTTAAACGCTCCCACGACTTACCATCACCCCAAAAAAGAAGAGATATTTCATACCAGTTACATACAAGCCAAGAAATAACGAATGTTCCTATAATTGGATCTTTTACCCTAGCTACTGTATTGCCTTTTATTGCATCCCATAATTCTTCTAAAAATTTCAT